GATACATTGCAGTAAAACAACGTTAAATTACTTGCCAGAAAGGCAGCATTCATCTCAATACACAAAATTTTTTACACTACCCTCTAAGATGGTCTTTTTGTGATATTCATGTATTTATACTGGACTATGTTGGAATTCTTTATTCTATGAACCCTTCCACATCCACCGTCACACCGGACTTAAACCCAACAGTAAATTTATCCTCGTAAACGGTGACTTTTTCAATAAGCCGCCGAACCAGCTGCTCATCATATTCAGTGATAGTAGCGGCATGCTCATTGAGGAAGGCGCTCATATCAGCTATACGCTTTTTGAGTTCATCCCTGTTTGCGTTTTCAACCATCAAGCTTTGTTTCTGGTCACGCAGGCGGTGAATCTCTTCACCAACTTTCTCATAATCAGCATTGGAACTGGCCAGTTTAAGAAGTTCTGTTTGCAGATCTTCCAGCTTATTATCTATGTCAGCTAAGGTCTGGTCGTTTTCTTTGGTTAAGACGGTGGCGATGTTATTCCGGAGCGTGGAGAGGAAAGTATCCTTACCGCTCAGCGTATTGTTTATGGCGGTAACCAGCACTTGCTCTATGGTACTTTCTAATACCGTCCGAGCATCGCAGAATAAGCCGGTATTTTCTAAGCGGCTAACGCAGCGCCAAACGATAGATTTCTTTCCACGGTTGTTCCAGTGAACTCTTCGGAAAACTTCGCCGCAATTACCGCAGAAAACTATCTGTGCAAGGCAGTGGTTGCTGCTAAAGGTTCTTTTCTTTCCGTTAGGGCTGGTATGAACGATGCGGCGTCGAATGAGCTCTTCTTGTACCTGCATGAAAATTTCACGTGGGATAATGGGCTCATGGTTGTTTTCTACATAGTATTGAGGAACAATGCCGTTGTTCTTAACGCGTTTCTTTGTTAGAAAGTCAACCGTATAAGTTTTCTGCAAAAGGGCATCCCCAATATATTTTTCATTTCGAAGGATATGATTTATATTGCTGGTATGCCATCTTTTATTACCCGCTCCGTTTCTAATACCGTCAGCTTCTAAGCCACGGGCTATTTTAAGCATACTGGCACCCTCAAGGTATTCCCGGTAGATACGTTTTACAACTTCGGCTTCTTCCGGAACAATGACTAGTTTCTTATTCTCATCCTTGGTATAGCCGAGAAACCTAGCACAGTTTATTTGGATCTCGCCCTGCTGGTAACGGTACTGTAGGCCCAGCTTCACATTCTGGCTCAACGACTGGCTTTCCTGCTGCGCAAGGGATGCCATAATTGTGAGCATGACCTCGCCCTTGGAATCCATGGTATTTATGTTTTCTTTCTCGAAATAGACCGGTATGTTCTTGTCCTTAAGTTGACGGATATATTTCAAACAGTCCAGCGTGTTTCGGGCAAAGCGGCTGATGGACTTTGTAATGATCATATCGATATTACCAGCCATACACTCGTCTATCATGCGGTTGAATTCTTCACGTTTCTTAGTATTGGTACCGGAGATACCGTCATCCGCAAAAATGCCTGCAAATTCCCAATCTGGGTGATTACTTATGTAGGTCGTATAATGTTCAATCTGTGTTTCATAACTGGTAGCCTGCTCGTCACTATCTGTAGAAACTCGACAGTAAGCTGCTACACGGAGCTTTGGCTTTTCTTCACCTTTTTTCTTTCTACCCATTAAGTTTCGTGCTGGAATTACGGTTACATTCTTATTAACTTCCATCCTTTTGTACCTCCATTTCTATCAAACTGTAGACGTATTCGGCCTGCTGAAAAGGATCATCAAATTGCTGCACGACTTCGTTTATATAGAATTCGGTGGGGAAGACAATCTCTGCTTTTTCTTTTGGTTTACGAATGCGGCCAAGCTTCTCAGCCCGCCTGGTGCGTTCCTCCTCGGCGGCAGCAAAGGTCTCATTATCGATAATCACAGGATAATATTCATTACCGAGATAACAGGTGTTTCTAAGCATCCTGCCAATACCAGAATGATAGGATTTAATGCCAGCTTTTTTTGCAGCGTTTACTAACGAATCGCCAGAAAGATAATACTGAAACAGTTTTTTTACTTTCTCAGCAGCTTCACTATCAATTATGGCTTTTCCATTTTCAATTCTATAGCCAAATGGCGTGTGGCTCATTTATCTCACCAGCCTTTCCCTTAATGTAATGCCACATTTTAGTTTAAATCCGATTTCTGTTCGGGAATATACGATAATCCGTTCTACAAAGCACTTAAAAATCTCACTGTTAAAACTGTCCAACATATTTGCCTTTGTAGTAAAATGCAGGAGTTCATTGACTTCATTTAGGTGCTGTGTATCACAGTTCAAAAAGAGGGATAAAGATTCTTTTTGACGACGCAGTCGTTCAGCCTCCTGTAACAGTTCGTTATTGCTCTTATTGTAAACGGCAGGCTCAAGATAACCCTTGGTCATCAGGCCGACCAGCACATTTCGTTGCTCCATGTTTTCTTCAAGTTTTTTGTCTAGCTCTCGAATGCTTACAATGCTGTCATCGGTGTTAAGATTGCGAAGACCCGCAAGAAGTGGTTTAAGAATAATCTCATGTCCGAAGATGAGCTTGTTCATCATGGTGACGAAAGCATACTCAAAATGGAACTCAGGAATATATTTCATAGAGCATTTTTTTATCTCTGAAATATGAGTAGAACAGCACCAAGCGATTTTATGTTTGCCGCTTGAATGGATTCTGCGCTTAAATGTACCACCGCATTGATGGCAGATGATTCTCCCCGAAAAGGGGTAGCGATTCTGATACTTTTCATGTCGCTTTTTTACACCTTTTTCCTTGCTACGCTGTTTTATTACTTCTTGTGCGGCTTCAAAAATCTCATGACTTATGATAGGTTCATGATGATTCTTTACTAGATATCGATCCTTTTGACCGTAATTATGGTGGCGATTAAAGTGAGCATCAGTATAGGTCTTTTGGAAAATGGCATCACCAGTATATTTTTCATTGCTGACCATTCCTCGAATAGTTGTTGTTGTCCATCGACCGCCCTTTTTGGTTGGTATATTACGGTGATTAAGTACATTGGCAATCTTATGGGTGCCTTTACCCGACAAAATTTCAGTGAAGATAAAACGAACAATTTCAGCCTGGGATTTGTTAATGACCATCTTCCCGCCAACCATATCGTAGCCATAGGGTGGATAGGAGATTTTAAATGTACCATTCTTGAACCTACGCTTTATGGACCATTTGCTGTTTTCCGAAATAGCAACCGATTCACTTTCGGCCAGTCCAGATAGGATTGACAGCATGAGTTCGCTTTCCATTGACCCTGTATTAATGTTTTCCTTCTCGAAATAGATATAGATACCAAGGTCGAGTAGTTTTCTTACTAGCTCAAGACAGTCAGTGGTATTCCGTGCAAACCTACTGATAGACTTTGTTACGATAAAGTCTATTTTCTTATTTTTGCAGTCTGAAATCATCCGAAGCAGTTCAGGTCTTTTTTCTTTTTTAGTACCTGTGATGCCTTCATCATAGTATAGCCCGGCAAATTCCCAGTCAGGATTTGCATTGATATAGGACTCATAATGTTTTATTTGCGTATCAAGGCTAACCAGCTGATCTTCATTGTCGGTAGAAACACGACAATAGGCAGCAACTCGTAGCTTGTGCTGTTCGGTAGAAACTGTAGTCGTGTTTTGAGCAATTTTTGTTATCTTTTTCATTCTCTCACCTCCTTGCTAGTGTGTCATGTTACCTCTTAAACGAAGTAATATCAACAGTTTCATGACATTAACTGAGCCAGAATAGGCGAGAAAGAACTACGATTTAAAGCGGTGATTTTATTAAATTCATCCTCAGTAATTAATCTGTTTTTCAACATAGATTTCAGTATTTGTTGAGCAAGAAAGTAATCATATTCATGTTGTAACTGCTCCTGTGAAATAGGCTTCTTTTCAAGATTTGTATCAACAGTTTCTGTCATGTTTAGTTTCCTCCGTTCTGAGGACGAACTATCCTCACAACTCGCTGGAGGCGACAGAGCTTTTTGGACGAATATGGATTAAATTCTTTAGATTAAAGCAGAAAAATTGACCTTATAAATAAAGGATAAGCATATAATTAATATGACAAATAAAAAAAAGACCTACAGAGCACGTTCCTCCGTAGGTCCCACAATTAAGCAGTTTATACCCCCCAGAATAAACCACTAGATAATATATATAATATTTTACCATGTATTGATTTAATTTACAAACAAATACGGACTTATTTCGACAATTTATTCAGTCCCTCAAGCATAGTTTTTATGAATGAACCTATTCGTTTTAAAAGAAGCCCTGCATATGCACCATTGATCGCTCCTCCTGGAACGGCATTATCTTTCCAATACTGTGGAGATAGTATAAAACCTGTTTCAGCTAGTATATCTACAGCTTTTTCAAGCTCACTTCTATCATCAATCCATTCAATATCAAAATATTTTAATATTCCCTTGGCTATGGCTATGCCTATTGGTTCAATGTTCTCTAATATCCATTTTGCATCATCCGGCTGATCATGGAAGGCCACTTCTATTAAAGCAGCAGGAGCAACAGTAGCAGAAAGTTCATATAGAGGTTTACCTGGACCGAAGTGATCCTTTCCTTCTTTTACTCCACGCCCTTTGGTTGGTGTGATGGACTCTAATTCATCATAGACAAGCCTTGCAAGCCGTTCTCCTTCGCCACCAAATCGATGACAATAAATCTCACTACCTCGAACTTTTCCATTAAAAGCATTACTATGGATCGCAAAATGTATTGTCGGATCTTTGGCATTACTGTCTGCTACAACCTGCTTTAAAGTCATATCCGGCATGTTCCTAAAAACAGTAAGCCCATGCCTGAATAAGTGCTTTTGAGTTACATCGCACACTTCGTTCATTCTTTTCTCTTCTGTGCCATAATCACCGTAGCCAATATTCCCTTCCTGAATAGAAGGGCTTAAGTATACACTCTTACTCATTGTTTCCTCCTTTTTTATCCAAAAGATTGTATAGCATCTGTTGCAAGTGCAGCAGGGTATAAGTGATAGGTAAACTTCAAATCACAATATGCACTTGATGATGTGCCATCGCTGCCCATACAGATATACAATCCGTAACCGGCAGGTACTCTGGTCTGTCGCATCTCAATATGAATGTGCAAGGACTCTGCTGAAGTATTTGACCCAATAGGTGTACTCCGTTGAATTCGGGTGAAGGTTTCCTCATCATTGGAGATATAAAAATCCAGTTCTTTTTCACTTGTATCAGATTGACGACAAAGTGTTATTAAATGGCAGTCATAAGTCGCAGGATATAGTTCCCCGCCCTGACCGCCAATAACCACGCTGCCAATAGGTAAAATCGTGTGCAAAGGACCACGGACACTATTTGCACCACCGGAGCCTGAAACATTACCCGACAGAATGTATCTAGAATAAGCTGAACGGGTAAAGTCGCTAATAACAGCAGATGCAGAGGATGAGAGAGGTATTGATGATGTCACATTTTCTGCTCTTTCAAGTAGAAAAAGGCTCTCGCCTGCCTCAACAGTGGTACTGCCTATGGAGAACCTTTGACTTGTCCAGTAAGCTGTACAAATCGGATTTGATTTAGTCCCAGTTCCGTAAGCAATATTCACTTCATCATCAATGCCTCTTATGGCTCTTGCAAGGGTTTTGACTGTATTGCGAAGTGTGTCTTGGACTAAAACCTGTACATTGTTTGCTTCTGGACTACCCAGGACAGTAACAAAAGAATATGTTACCGTTCCGATTACTACGTTGTTGCCATTGGTTATATTACTGAATGTGATTGCTGCCCTTCGGCTAACCATATCCGGTGCAGTAGCTGTTTCTATTGGATGCAGATGGTTTAGGAGAATCCCAGTCCTCGTATACAGGGTGTCACGCATATCCTCAATTAACCCGTATGTGCTGTTTAGCAGATTGTAGTTATCGTTTAACAGACTATTTGTAGTGTTTAAAAGTTCATGGTTATCGCCAACTAGATCGTAGGTCTGGTTTAATCGGTTGTGCGTAGTGTTTAATAGGTTATAAGTGAGATTTAATAGATTGTTAATCTCATCAATATCCAGTTCGGCTAAGGCAGAAAGCACTTGATTTAACCACTCCTGTGCAGGAGGCTCTGGAGGATCAACAATTCCATCTGCGAGAGATTCCTCGACGATGGTTAGAATGCGGACACTTTTCCCTACGACATCGCCATAAGTTACTCTGATCTCCAACTGTCCGACACCGACAAGCTGTGTATCTGTTGAATTAGGTGACCAGGTAAGAACACCGTCGGCGTAGGTAGTTACTACTGGATAAGCAATTCCATCAGGCCTTTTGTATATAGCATTTAAGGCTGTTTCTGGATATGTGCCATCTAATAAACTGGAAACATCAAATTCAAGATTACGGAAGTGATGCTCGCCGCGTCTACCGATGAAAACAGTTACTGCCTTAGTTAAATCAATCATATTTCATCACCTGACTTAGGGTCCTTATCATCACGGCCATGTAGTTGTTTTAAAATCTCTTTAAGCTTTCCAGGTATGGGCAGTCCAATGTGACTGGAATTTTCTAAAATTGATATACCTTCATTACTAAGATAAAAGAAGATAACCGCTGTTCTAAGTGCACCATTATTACCGCCGGAACTGCCCAGTATTTGCGTATCGAGGATATGGGCTACACCCACCAGCACAAAAATGAGAACCTTTTTGAATATACCTTTAGCACCGATTTCACTGGACAGCTTTTTATCTACAATGGCACAGAGTACACCGGTTACATAATCTATGGCAACAAAGACTAATAGGGCATAAAGAAATCCGTCAAGGCCTCCAAGAAACCATCCTAGAAAAGCACCAGTAGCGGCAACAGCAACTTGTATCCAGTTCCATATTTCTTTCATTTGGAATACCTCCATTTTACTTATTTGTATATATAAAAGCGCTCCCGTGAATTACGAGAGCGCGGTATTTTGGGTTTTGCTTAGAGCGTTATTATTAGATCTTGAATCTGCTGCATTACATCCGCTCTTGGTCTTCCGGTTCCGATTGGGAGCCATGCAACAGGTGGAATATCAAAAGCCGACGACGAATCAAAACTGTTAACCGATGATATGATACCCTCGATAGCTTTTCGTATCTCTGTTATATGGAAGGGCCAGTTTTTTACTGTAGTCCTTCCAGCTACAATTTGCTCTTTCCAGGTTACTGATGGTAAATTATAATAGCTTCGCACCATATTAGTAGCTGTTCGAAGAACCTTTATATGAGCTGCTTTCACATGAGTTTCATTTGCTGCGATTGTCTCAAATGGTGGCGAGAGTATAGTAAAATTGCGTATAACCTCCGGACTTGATGACTCGATATCGATATCAAGGCAACGAATGGTCACAGTATGATTTCCCGGGGTTAATGTAGCCGGCTGAAATATTGTTTTAACACCATTACCCAGATAACCGCTTACGGAAAACATATCTGGATTATCAACACTGTTGAGCCAATCACCATTGTCGATTCTTACTTCAACGATCTGTGACTGTTCGTCCGGTTCGATGCCCGTTGTTATCAAAAATCTCGGTGTCGTATTATAACTGGAGCTTCCTGATACAGGCCCAGTGATCAACGGTGCAGTCGGAGGACTGTTTTTCTTCACAGTGTTGCTCACTACATAAGCGGAGACTGCATCCAATGCATCTGTCACGCTTATACGGTAGCGGGTGAACGTTCCAGGAACCTGGGATGCGTATGAAGTATATGTTCCTGAGGTAGCACTTGAAATGACGGTAGTCAGTGCTTCATATGCTGTCCAGTTAGTTCCGTCTGTTGAAGTTGAACGCTGGATAACATACTGTTTAATGGCACTGGTTCCGGGTATTGTTCCACTCCAAGTAAGCGTTACAGGTTTAGCTTCATAAATAACGGGAGTGGCGGTAAAGGTAGTAGGCGGTGTAGGTAGTGTATTTCTTTGAACTGTATTACTTGAAACAGTCCAGTCGGAGTAGAGACTCTCACCTGCAGCTCCTCTGGTTCTTACTCTAAACCGACGATAATGCCCGCGTGTAGCCGTAGGACTTACACTTAAACTTCCACTCGTTGAGGAAGTAAACACAATGGTAAGTTCTGTCCATGGTCCCCAAGTACTGTTATCTGTCGAATCGCTATATTGTATCTCATAGGATGTGATGGCATTTCCGGCACCACCGGCTGCTCCACTCCATGAAAGAGTTACATTTCCTTCAGCCAATGTTGCGTTTACCGAGCAAACTGCCGGTGCTACGCAGGCGGTTATATCACAGTATATGCTGTTGCTTATCTTCTCTAAAGAGTAAACATCAAGCGTATCTATCGTCCAAATCCCAAATTGGGTATATGTGCCTGGATCCCTCGAAACTTGTGGGTTATAATTGCCGCTGCTTGCCGACAATGTTAAGATGGTCAGAACCGTCCATCCACTCCATGAATTATTATCTGTTGATGTTCG